TCGACGGCGATGCGACCTCGGATGCTCACTGGTATGACCCCCACTTCGCGGAATCGAGCAAGGCTTTCACGCCGAACGGAATCTCCGAGAGGTTCACGGCGTCAGCCGCCATCCGCCGCTCGTACCACATGCCCACGAGCCACAGAATCGCGTTTTTGATTCGCTGCTCCACCGCAGCCCCGCTCGCACCCTTGCCGCCCCACCACGTCACGCTGACGGCGTTGTAGTCAAGCAGATGGCTCGGCCATGAGCCGTTGTAGAGCGTGCGAATCACGCCCGGCGTGGCATCGCGGTCCACCCGATACTGGCTCGCGGCGAGCGTCGCCGTCTGCTGGCTTTCCATCGTGTAGGTGATGGTCACAGCCGTGACGGTGCCGCTGCTCGCCATCGGCGGCCGGGGCAGTTCGATTTCGCGGGGGAACGAATCGAGCGTCATCCGGTACTGGGTATGGACGAAAGTTTCGTCGCAGTAGGCCTCGCACCACTCGCGCGCAGCAGTTATCAGAGATGACAAATAGGCATCGTCGGTGGACGTATCGACGCGGCAGTGGGCTTTCGCCTCCGCGAGCGTGACCGGCTCAACCGTCGGCGGCGTCAGTGTCTTGAGGCTTCGGAACCGCACGCTTCATTCTCCTCGGGGTGGCGTCGGCACGTTCGGCGTCGTGCTGGACGCTCGCCGATTCGAGCAGGTCCATCTGCCGCTCCCGCTCGGCCAAGCCGTCACGGATGAGCCGATGGGCCGTCTCGTCCTCGCAATCGACCACCGCCCCGATGCGATAGGTCGAGTAGTTCTTCAGTAGTCTTATTTTCATGATTGGGGCACACTCCATGCAGTTTTGGGCTTACCGTTCGCCGTGTAATCGCTGACGTACTGGAATACGGGCTTTTGCAGATCCTTGCCCGGCCACACCGCGACCCATTCGCCGTGCCCGATTGAGACGCGGGGCGAGACGTAGACGCGATTCCCAGCGGCACGGAACTGCTTCCAGAACCAAATGTCGGCGTCGGTTCGCCCCTCGCCGTACTCGCCCTGCGCGTTGGGCTGGTCTTGGAACCAGGGCTTTGCCGTTCGCTTGAGAGCCTTCGTGCTGATGAGCGTGCAGCCGAAGTGGGCACTGTCCACCTCCTGCACGGGCTCGGCGAACCACGACATCGGCAGGTCAGTCGGGCCGCTGGGCGGGTTGTCAAGCGTGCCCTTGAGCGTGAACATCGGGCGGCCGTCCTCCCGCTTTACCTGCATCGGAGCCAGGGCGTCGCATTGAAACGCCATCGCAAGCCCGACTAAATGTTCGATGGCCTGGCGGTCGTAGAAACTGTCAAAATCGCAGCACAACAAATATTCCGAAGAATCTACGAACGACTCCATGCACCGCTGGAGAACCTGTCCCCACAGCGCACCTTGTCCGAGCGTCGGGCGAATGCCGAGCGGCATGAGTGCCTGAAACCATCCGAAAGGATTGGCAAGGGGGCCGAATCTCGGGGCACTCAAAAGGCACTCGATGCGAACGTCTACATCCGTGCCGCCAACTTTCACAATCATGCCCGACTCCAAAAACAGAGATGGCGGGCATGGCTTTGTGCCACACCCGCCATCCACTGTGCCTGTTGTGTCAAGCAGTTCAGCCGGAGAACTTGGACAGGGCACCCATCTCGGCAGCCGAGTCGGGGCCAATCTCCGCACGGCCGAGCCGCGCCACGACGTTCGTGGCGAGCGAGCCGACCGCCTGGGCGTCCACCTTCAGGTAGCGGCTCTTGCCGCGAAGGTCCACGTCCAGCCGCACGACCGACGCACCGCTCGTCACCGCCACGCTCGCAGCGGGAACGGACACGGTGTAGACCGCAGCCGTCGCCGCCGTGGTGTCGCCCTGGAGGAGCGACAGCGAGTTGAGGACGCTCGCCGCCGTATGGCTGGCGGTCGAACTCTTGTCCACGACCACGTCGATGGACGCGTAGGAAAAACCCAGCGTGTCGATGGTCAGGGTCGCCGTTCCGGCCGTGCCAGCCGCCGAAGTGCCGACAACGGTTTTGGTTGCTTCGAGAAAGTTCAAGGGTCAGTCTCCTAGAGGTTCAGGGGTCAGGCGGCAAACCGGAGGGCAACGATGGGACCGGCGACGGTCGTGCTGCCCAGGTCGTGCGCCACGCTCGCCATACGGGAGGTGGCGAACGTGAGCAACTGGTCGAACTCGACGAACCGGCTGGCGTCGGTCTTGACGCTGACCTCACGACGGATGCCCATCGTGCAAGCCTGCGACAAGTCGCCGAACAGGGCAGCCACCGCGTTGCCCGTGCCGGTCAAACGGCTCTCAAGCGGATGCACCAGTTGCACCGGGAAGCCGAGGAACTGGAGGCCAGCCCCACCGGCAACGTCGGCTGCGTTGTTACCAGCCGAAGCGACCATGAGCCGCAGCATCGACGAGCCGTAGCCTGCGGGCGAGATGTACCACTTCGCGTTGCGGCGAGCGTACAGCGGGAGCCGGGCGACCGCGTTGGTGAAGTCGCTCAGGTCGAGTTCGCTGAACACGTTGTTGCCGGTCGCGGCATTGACCACGCCAGCGGAGTGCGTGCCGTCGATAATCGACGGGGCAATGCCGTTGAAACCGTGGTCAGCACCCGAGCCGGTGCCGATGAAGCCCACGCGGTCGTAGGTCTCGGCAAACGCCTGGGCCACCTCGACCGCCATCGCATCCGCGAGGTCGATGACCGAGTCCTCGACGAGCGACACCGGGATGCGGTTGTCCACGCCCCACAGCTTCGCCACGAGCTGCACATTGTCGAACGTCGCATCGCTGGTCAGCGGAGCGGCGTTCTCACCGATGGCCCGAGCGGTCAGCCCGCCGGTGCGGCGAGCGATGAGCAGCGTGTCGCTATTCATCGTCACGACGCGGGCGTTGGCCTGGTAGGCACCGAACTCTTCGGTCAACCGGATGATCTCACTGGACATCTCGGGGTTGGTCAGGGCACCGCCGAGGGAGTTGATGCCGCCAGCCTGGGCACGGCACTCGACGCCGTGATCCTCGCACCACCGGCGAGCCTCGGCATCACCGAACAGGGTGGCCTTGACGCTCATGCCCGCACGGTAGGCCCGCTCTTCGCAGCGGAAGCCCTTGAGGGGGCGATGGGACTTCGGAACGGCGTAAACCTTGGCACGGCTTTCCACGGCGGGAGCCTCCTCGGGGGTCTCGGTCTTCTCGACTCGCTTGGCCGGGGCACCACGCTCCAGCACGGCGCGGAGTTCCAACTCCTTCGCCTGCACCCGCTGCAGGAACTCAATCCGCTCGCGGAGCTTGTCGGCCTTGGTCTCAAGGCTGCGGAGCGACGCCTCCTGCTCCTCGTTCATGGGCTCGGCGGGAGCCTCACCCTCGGGCGCGTCCTCGGTCATCGCCTCCATCTCGGCGACAACGGCGGCCAGTTCGTCGAGCAGTGCCTTGATCTTGTCCACGTGGTTCGCTCCTAGTTCGGGTGCGGCGACCGATGCCGCCGATACCCCGAACCTATGAAGCGAACCCCCGACCCATGCAGTTATGCCGGGCCGCTAGTAAACAACTTTCGCCGCGCGACTTCGGAGGCGGGCAGCAGTTGCTTGTCGGTGCAGCCGCAACGCGGGCACCGCAGATAGCGAGTCTGGTACTCGCCAGACCGCTGCGAAGACGCCACCGCAAGGCGACCATCGCGGCACTTCGGGCACGAATCGCCACTAGCGGCCATGCTTCGCCAGGTACTCGCGGAGTTTCAGAGTCTTTGCCAGTGCCGTCGCACGCCGCACATTCTCGGCATTACGCTGCTGGCGGAACGCATCGAACGACCGCTTCGCCACGGTCACGTCCGCATCGGGATACGCCGGGAACGTCACCGGCCCAACGTCGATGAGCGTGTCGATCTTCGTCACCGTGCGGATACTGCGGCCGTCCTCCACGCTCCAGGCTTCGCCGCCGGGGGCAATCTGGAACGAGAACGACGAACCCCGCACGATCCCCGCCTCGATGTTCGCGGCGAGGTCACGCCCGTAGGTCGTGTCGGGCACCGGGAACTCATACCGCAGCCCGATGTCATCGACGTTCATCCGCAGCGTGCCGGGATAGCGGGCCAGCGGGAAGTTCGGGTCGTGGTTCCACAGAGCCCGCGTCTCCAGCGGCTTCTTGCGGCCCCGCCGCTCGGCGACGATGCCGAACGCCTGCGGGTCAATCCGCTCCACGAAGTCGCCCAGGTCGAGGCTGTT